CCAATGGTGACGTTGTAGTCGATGTGTGCGCCCTCGCCAATGATGCAGTTGTCGCCAATCGTTGCACCTGTGCGGATGTGCGCAAATGCCCAAACGCGGCAGTTCTTGCCAAGCGTGACATTCTCCTCGATAATTGCTGTTGGGTGTATCATAACGCAAATCTACATAATTACATACTTGCCTCCTGCGCTTGCAGATAGTTTGTTCAGCGCAACATAACGCACCGCATCGATAGCGTGGTTGTACTTGTCAATCGGCACTCCCAACGATGCACCCGTGCGGTCAGTATCCCAAGTGTAGTTGCGTAGTTCCTTGATGAGGTTCGTGCTTGTCTTGGTCACCTGAATGCTGAACCTGTGCAATATGTCGATGCTGTTGCGGATGCTGTCCTGACCCTTCTGCGCGGCCTTGATGTTGAAGCCAAGGCGATGCACCTCCTCGATGCTTTTGGGTTCAGCTGAATCCGCGACAATCTCCCAACTTCGGTTGATGCCAAGCTCGCGCAACTTCGCGGCGATGTCTTGGTTCGTCAAGTTATTGCTATACATCAGCTCGTGCAAAGTCAACTTATCGCTTGACCGATACACCGCAACCAGTGCGGTCGGGTCGTTGGTGTATCCCCAGTCAAGACCAATGGCGACCAACTTGGATGTCGTGTAGTTAATCTCATCCACCTGCGTCCAGTTTGAAAAGATAACGCCCTGAACACTGCCGACTTGCCCGAGACCGTACACCTTCCACCAATTCGCCCAGTACGTGGATGTCGCGGCCTTCACCTCCGCCATTTCGATGTCCTTTCTGATTGTGTCAGGAAGTGCTTCGTTGTCGCGGAAGGTCAGCACCAGCAGTTCAGCATCATCCTCACGTAGCACCTCCGTGTGCGCCCAAAATTCGTGCGTTGGGTTGTAGTCGATGTAGATGGCTTCACTTGTGCGGATTGCCAGTTGGTAGTACGATTCAAAGTCGATGTTGTTCGCCTCATTGATGTACAGCACCTGCCGCCTTGCACCGCGTAGCCTTCCCTCGCTATCTGCTGAAAAGAACTCGATAGTGCTTCCGTTGGCGAAGTGGTAGGTCAGCAGGGTCTTGTTCCAGCGGTCAGCCGCCCAGCGTCCAGTCCACTGCATCACCTTGGCAAAGTCCTTGATTGCACCCCTTCGCAGGTGCGGCACGGATTCAGATACTACGCTGATTTCGGTTTTGGCTTTTGCGGCTATGTTGATTAGCACTGCAAGGATGGCGATTGTTTTTCCGTTCCCCCACCAGTTGCCCAGTGGGGGTCAACATCCAGCAGATGTCCCGCCCTGAATCACCTTCTTGCGAGCGGCCACCTGCCGAATGCGTTTAATTGCTGTTGTGTACTTAAAGCTCACGCTGTGCGTGTTTAATTCGTGCCTTTGCTATCTCGCAGTATTCTTCTTCGCGTTCAATGCCGATGAAGCGGAAGCCTTCCAGCACCGCCGCCTTTCCTGTTGACCCTGACCCCATAAACGGGTCAAGCACCGTTCCATCGGGTGGGGTGACCAGCCTGCACAGGTATCGCATTAGGTCGGTTGGCTTGACTGTTGGGTGGTGGTTGCGTTTAATAGTTTCCCTGTCTTTGAACATTCCATCGGCGGCATTACCCTTTTCATCTGTATATGAATATCCAGCCTTCCATCTCGCCTCCATCCCCTCGCACCCCTCATCCCTGTCGCGTTTGCTTGCCTTGGCGCAGTAGAAGAACCGCGCGGCTGAACCAAGCAGGTCGGTCACCTGCTCGCTTCCATCGTGGATGAAGTTGGCGGGCCAGCGGCCTTTGTCAATACTGGTGTATGTCAGTTTTTCGCGTTCCGCATACCGCTCAACATCTTGACCGTAATTACCTCCGCGCATATCGCTCACTTGATAGGTCGTAGTCTTGCCTGTACCCGTCCCCACCCTACACCCATCCACGTTAATCGCACCCGTGCCGTGCCTCAGGACGTTCTCCGCTACCGTGCCAATCAGCGGCTTCCGTGCCACCGTTATCGGCTCAAGTGCGGGTTTCAGTGCAGTCCCCCAGCCTTCCCATTGCTTCGCTTCGGGGGTGGCGGGGGTGGTGATAAACGCTTCGGTTGGCATACCAACTGCGCTCATGTTCAGACTGTTGCCCCCAGCCTTGTTGCCCGCAGGGTTGGCGTGCTTCCCCACCACCTCGCGCTCTGCGCCCGCCGCCTTGTCAATCGCCTTGCTCACGTCCAACGACTTCGGAAACCCCGACCCGTAAACCCAAGCAATCATGTCCCGAATCTCAAACCCCGCGTCCTCAATCCGCACCGCCATCCTGTGTTGCGTCCGTGTACCTGCGAAGCAAAGCAGGTGACCGCCAGCCTTCAACACGCGGAAGCACTGCCGCCACAACTCCTCACTCGGTACATCGTAATCCCACTTCTTGCCCATAAACGATAATCCGTAAGGCGGGTCGGTAACAATCGCGTCCACGCTGTTGTCATCCAGCAGTTGCAAGACCAACAGGCTGTCACCGTTCACAATCTCAACGCGGTCACTCATCTCCAAATAGCGGCTGTTCGATGTGCAACTTCTGCTCTTGCTTGTCAGCCAAGCCAAGCACCCTGACTGCGATGGCACTGTTGTACACATTCGCACCACTGCCCTCGACCATATCGCGGTCGCAGGTCGCGCGTATGCGCGTAAGGATGGGGACAAACGCCTCGTGATGCTCGCCTTCGCCCTTCTGATATCTTGACAAATCATAGCACCACCCTTCTTCTGCAAGGTAGCCTTCAAACCCCCTGAACGTCAATGGCCGCTCTTTCTCGCGATACACCATTGCGCCATCCTTTCCCACGTAATCTTGCACGCGGTAAGGGTTTGCTTTTGTCCACGATTTGTAAATGCAGAACAAATCCCACAACTGCTCAGGACTTTCAAACGCGGGTGGCCTTCCTACCTTCTTCATACCTCAACGCTGTTCATTATGTCGATTATCTTCTCGCAAATTGCCACCTTCGCGTGTAGTGCGTTGGGTGCATCGCAGTCGTTCAGCGAATCCAATATGTTGGCCATATCGGTCATCAATGCGCCAATGTTCACGAGCTTGGACATATGCAAGTCGTGTTCTTCTTGCTTGTTACTCTTCGTCAAGTTCGCCAAGTTCTTTCAGTTTATTTCGTGACCATCCAAGTGCCGCCTTCCCGCCCCACAGCAGGTAGCTGATGTATCCGCAGTCGCTGGTGCTGTCTGCGTTGTCGTAGTAGGTTTCCGCACGCGACAGGTAGCTGTGCATCCGCTTGATGGTTTCAAGGCTTATCCCTTCGCCTGATGCAAGCTGACGCGCTCTGACCTTTCCTGTTTGGGTTGCGCATTTGTTGCCATTGCGCTCGTTTAGTTCGATGCCGCGCCTCGCGTTGTTGCGTACACCCTGACCGTAGTCCGCGTAGGTGTCGGCGAACTTCTGCTCATACTGCGAATTGCAGACAGCGTAGCGGGTTGTGTTGTCGGGAAATTCTGCGCGTGCTTTCTCATCAGCCATACAACGCTGGATGAAGTCGCTCTTGCTTTCGTTGTCGTTAGGCTTTGGTAGTGGCATCGCTTCCGTTTACATTAAATACCACATCGCGCTCTTTTACACAATGCTCCGCGTGTGCGACTAATTCCGAAAGGCGACCAACGGCACAGGTTGCGCACCACCAGTCCGTTCGCGGAATGCCAAGGCTAATCGCCGCTGCTTGCAGTGTGTTCACCTCCGCAGGTGTAAGGCGTAGCGACTTGGTTGAATGGTACAATTCAAGTTTCGGCTTGATGGCCAGCACTTCGTAAATCAGGGTTGCGTTCATTCGGTTAGCTTTATGATGATGATAGCCAACGCCGCAGATGCCAAGCCGACAAACGGCGCGTAGTATAGCGGTTGTTCAAAAATTGACAAGCCAAATCCTGACCAAAAGGCAAGGCAGGATTGACACGATAAAGGCTTGAAGCGGCTGATGCGGTAGTACCACGCTGGAAGTACGTTATAGCGTTCCATCGCCAATGCTGTCAAAGCCGCTAATAAAATCGTTGTAATCATCTTGTAGTGCTAATTTAAGTCGTTGCCTGCAAAGGTCAATTGTGTAGCAGATTGACCTGTATGGAATGCCTGTGTTGCGGTTGATAAGTTTCTTGTTTCCCAGTTCCAGCCAAAGCAAGAATAGGTTCTTGTCGTACGGATATTTTCCTGCCGCCGCCCACTTGTCCATCTCTTCTTCGGCTTTGCGATACAGGTGGTCAGGTACTGTGCTATACTTCTCATCCACCTGCTCAACCTCACCCAAAGCCACGCGCTCTTCGTTGTGCCGATACTTGCGCTGAAATGGCGATGTCTTGCCTCTGAATAGGTTGATAGCGGCGCGCACGATGTAGAACGTGAGTGCGCCTGACTCGTGTAGCTGTTCAACGCGCTCGGGTCGGTCGTAGCAGTAGATGACCAGTTCGTGTTCGAGGTCATCGGCATAGTCGCTTGTCGCGATTTGCCTTGCCACTTGTCGGAACACTCCGTCATTGTACAATTGGTGTATGATTGCGTTTGCATCCACATTGTGGGCAAATATACTCAGGGTCTTCTATTGTTTGTATGAACTTAAATCGCGAATCATTATTGTGCAAGGCCCAGTCCACAATCTGCACCCCGTGATATACGCTCGTGTGGTTGCGGTTTAGCAGTATGCCGATTGCAGACAGGCTGTATTTGTAGTGATGCCTGCGATACAGGTACCACATCAGCGCGTGCCTTGCTCGCGTTACTTCGGCCTTTCGATTGCCTGTGCAAATTTCTTCGTACGTCACGCCTGTAATGGCTTCAATTCGCTTGGCAATTTCAGTGATAAAGGTTGGTGTTTTCATAATTTTAGGGTTTCCTTAAATTGCTCAAAACTGCGGATGATGTAGTAGCGGTAGCCGGCCGCTTCGATTGTTTCTTGCCATTCCTTTTGTGCAGGTGACTGCCTGCCTGTTGGTGTTTTGAATTCCAATGCGATAAGTCCAGCATCCGACAGGTACATCATATCCGCAACGCCCGCAACCACGCCCATCGCTTTCATTATCGCGCCTTCAAACTTGCCGCCACTGTTGTTGTTGACCGTGAATAAGCGGCCACGTTCCTGCGGCCTTTCATTCCAATGATAGCGGAAGCACTGCGCTTGTAGTTTGAATTCTTCTAATGCCATTTGAAT